TTCATAATTATTTTCTTCTTTCTAGTTGACAATTATATAAACACTACTATATAGTCTGTCAAGAGAATAATAGAATTAAATAGAAAGTTTAAAAATGAAAAATAAAATATTTGAATTATACAAGCCTAAGTCTTTGGCAGAGTTTTTATCTTTTAAAGAAGAAAACCCTAAAGAAAATTTTGTCTATGTATTACAACATCCACCTGCTAATATAAATATATTAGGTGCATCAGACTTTGGTTATTTAGTAATTTGTTTGCCTAACTTTGGTCCTGATTCTCAAATAATATTTAGCTCTAGTCCTTTTGTTTTTAAAATGCAAAAAAATTTAAAAGATTTTAGACAACAAGATTACGTTTTATTAACAGGAGATCCTGCGGTTATAGGAATATCTTGTGCAATAGTAAGTGATAATACAAATGGTAAATTTAATCTCTTGAAATGGGATCGAAGAGAGGCTAAATACTACCCAATTAATTTCGATCTCTATCAGAAAGGATAACAATGAGTGAAAATATAAAAGATATGATGTCAGAAGATTCAACTGATCTTCTTGATAATGTAGAAATAAATACAATAGCGTCCGAATGTGTAAAATTAAAAAGCAAAGAAGATGAAATTGTTGAACTAGAAGAACTTTTAAAAAAGAAAAAAGAAGAGGCAGACTATATAAGTTCAAGTGTAATACCAGAATTATTAGCTGAACAAGGTTTATCAGAAATAAAATTATCTGATGGATCTAAAGTTTCTGTACGTAAAGAATTTAGAGCAACAGTACCTAAAGATGATATCAAAAGGGAAGCTGCTCTACAATGGCTTCGTGACCAAGGATTAGGTGATATTATTAAAAATAATGTTTCTGTTTCTTTTGGTAAAGGAGAAGACGACAAGGCAGAGCGATTGCTTAACCTTGCAGCTGAAAATGGTTTTGAACCACAACAGAAATCTGATGTGGCTTGGAATACATTATCGGCTCTATATCAGGAGCGTGTGGAGGCCGGCCTCGACATGCCTTCTGATAGCTTTAGTCTTTGGATTAAAGATAAAACTAAAATAAGCCGGAAATAAACAATAACAAATAAAGGATAAAAAATAATGAGCAAAGAAGTAATGAATAAAGAAGAAGGATCAGTAGCATTATTTGGCAATGATCTAGATCAAGGTTTTGAAAATGTAACGCAAGAAGATACTTCGTTACCTTATGTAAGAATCTTAGGTCAATTATCAGCTGAAGTTAATGAAGGTGATGGTAAATACATAGAAGGTGCTAAACCTGGTATGATTTATAATAATATAACTAATGAAATTTTCGATGGTAAAAAGGGAATTAAAGTAGTCGTTTGTTATTATAAAAGAAATTTTCCAGAAAAATCAGATAAAGGAGACGGAAATGCTATAACTGTAGCAACTCACGAACCCAATAGTCCGATAATTCAAACTGGTAAAAGAGTAGGTTCTAAAATTATGTTACCAAATGGTAATTATTTAGAAGAAACTGCTTATTACTATGTTTTAATGGAAACAAATGCAGGTGGTATGACACCGGCTTTGATTACCATGAAATCTTCACAACTTACTGTTAGTAAAAAATGGATTGCCATGATGAAACTAATGCAAGTAGATATTGGTGAAGGTAAGGTCGGTAGACCTCCAATGCATGGAGTTGTGTACAATTTATCATCCGCACTACAAAAGAACGACAAAGGTTCTTGGTATGGTTGGTCTGTAACACAAGACAGAATTATGGGACAGGAAGACGTAGCTTTGTATAAACAAGCTAAAGGTCTTAAGGATAATGTTTCAAAAGGGAACGTGCAAACAAAAGCTGTAGCAGAAGAGAAAGCTAAAGATAGTACTCCGTACTAAATTTAGTTTAAGGGGATCGCAAGATCCCCTTTACAAAGAAAGGATAATAAAATATATGGATAAATTCAAACAAATATTTAACGGATTAACAATAGCATATGGACAATACCAACCCGGTGACAGAGGAGAGAATGGTAAACAACAAGGAAAAGCCTTTATTGTTCGTAAAGACGTCACCGACGAACTTTGGACCAATCATCTTGAAGGAAAAGGAGCAGCCCTTGGGATTATCCCTATCACAGAAAATAATGATTGTAGGTGGGGGTGCATTGATATTGACGAATATAACTTTGATCACGTTGGCCTCATTAAAAGTATTAGGGATTTTAAACTCCCATTAATAGTTTGCCGTAGTAAGTCAGGCGGCGCGCACGTATTTTTATTTACTAAAGAAAACATTCCTGCATCATTGATGCAATCAAAATTAAAAGAGATGGCTATCATACTTGGTTATGAGGGGTCAGAAATTTTTCCAAAACAAACAGAAATATTAGTGGAACGTGGGGACACTGGTAATTTTTTAAACTTACCCTACTACAATGACACAAAAGGATTAAGATATGCGATTGATGATAACGGTAATGCTCTTACACTTGAGCAGTTTTATATTACGTATGATAAGTATAGTTGCACCAAAGGAGATGTTGAAGGAATTCGAGTTGCAGAGAAAAAAAGAGAAGAAGCTTTCCCCTTGGGACCGCCGTGTTTAAATAAACTAGCATCAATTGGTTTTGGTGAAGGATCTAGAAACAATGCGTTATTTAACATAGCAGTTTTTTATAAACAATCTAAACCTGATACATGGGAAGATGAGATTGTAAAAGCTAATTCTAAATATATGGAACCAGCTTTAAGTAATAATGAAGTACAACAATTAATTAAATCAGTTAACAGAAAAGGCTATGATAAATACAGATGTAAAGATGCACCAATTAATTCTGTATGTCAATCAGGCTTGTGCAGAACTAAAAGATTTGGTGTAGGATTTGGTGAAGAAGAGATGCCTGTCCTAGGAAGTTTAACTAAGTATACATCTAATCCACCACAATGGTTTTTAGATGTTGATAAAAAAAGAATAGAATTAAAATCAGAACAACTTTACAATCCTGGTATGTTTGCTTTAGCATGTTTAGATCAAGCTAATAAAATTGTACCTGTACCTAAACCTAGAGATTGGAAACAACATTTTTTAAAACCTATGATGGGTAATTTACAAGAAGTAGAACCTTTAGAATCTTTAGATCCTACTAACGAAATTGTAGGATTACTACAAGATTGGACAACTAATAGACAATCAGCAAGAACTTTAGATGATATATTTAATAAATTGCCTTTTACAGAAGGTGGATTTACTTATTTTAGAATGGAAGATTTTTATGCCTTTTTGAAAAAAAATAATTGGGATATGGATAAGATTAAAACAGGTAATTTAATTAAAAGATTAGATGACATATTTGTTGAAGAAACAAGGTTAAGAATTAAGTCTCAACAACCTAGAGTTATAAAAATTAAAACTATGAAAAAAATAGAAGCAACAATTTCTAAAGTTCCATACCAACAAGAAGATTTTTAATGAAGTATGATAAAGACATAGGACCCAATTGGCATTTACGATTTAGATTAATAATACAAGAATTAAAAGAAGAACTAGAACTAACACAAATACATTTAAACATAGCAGAAAGGAAGTTGAAAAAATATGAAGACGATAATATTAGGGCCGCCAGGAACAGGAAAAACAACAACGTTGTTAAACTTGGTGGACGAATTTCTAAAAGACGGGATTAGACCTAGACAAATTGGGTACTTTTCGTTTACTAAAAAAGCAGCAACAGAAGCCGCTGATCGTGCTGCAGACAAGTTTGGACTAGATAAAGAGAACGATTTACCTTTCTTTAGAACTTTACACTCATACGCATTTAATCAATTAGGTATGACTAAAGAGAAAATGATGAAGACAGAAGACTATAAGGAATTTGGGCAAAAATGTGGCATACCTATTAAGACCGCAAAGTATTCAGCAGAAGATGGTACATTTAATTCTGATAATGAATACCTTACAATTATAAATACGGCAGCTGTAAAACGAATGGATCTATTAGAGTATTATGATTCTAGAAAAAATATACTAGACATAGAACGTAGCACATTATTTTTATTAGCAGAAGAATTGCAAAGATTTAAAAAAGAAAAAAATTTAAAAGACTTTAATGATTTGATAGAGGATTTTTTATTAAAAGAAACATTAAATAAATTTGAAGTATTATTTATAGATGAAGCACAAGACTTATCTTTATTGCAATGGGAAATGGTAAGAAAGATTTGGGCCAAAGCAAACAAAACTTACATTGCAGGTGATGACGACCAGGCTATATTTAAATGGGCTGGTGCAGATGTAGATCATTTTATAGCACTTAAAGAAGAAGTTGATGATATCAAAACTCTTGACCAATCTTATAGAATACCTGGTGGTCCTATACATGAGCTATCACAAAAAATAATTAATAAAGTACAAAATAGATTTCCTAAAGAATATAAACCTAGAGAAGAACAAGGATTATTAAAAAGATATTCTGATATAACACAAGTAGATATGAGTTCAGGTAACTGGTTAGTATTATCTTCTGCAAATTATTTTCTAGAAGATGCAAAAGATTTATGTGAGATACAAGGATGGTATTACCAATGTAAAGGAATAAATTCTGTACCATTAAAATTATTGATGGCATTAAATAATTGGGAACATTGGCGTAAAGGTGAATTGTTAAACCATTTAGAAATTAAAAATATTTATGAGTATCTTGGTGATAATGTTTTAGTTGGATTTCAGAAGGGTAAAACTCTTCATTCGGATGCGAAGTATACATTAAAAGAATGTCAAGAGCAACATGGATTAACAGTATCTACAGTTTGGTATGAATCATTTAATGGTTTAGATCCAATGACGGAAACTTACATTCGTAACATGAGGGCGAATGGTGAGCAAATAAATAAAAATCCTCGTATAAAAATGTCAACTATACACGCAGCAAAAGGAGGAGAAGCCGACAACGTTTTACTTATGCAAGATCTCACAGGTGCAGCAATAGAAACTTTTAGTTATGATCCAGATGAATTACATAGATTATTTTATACTGGAGCAACAAGAGCGAAGCGCGAATTGCATGTGTTAGATCCAAAAAACTTTGATCGAGCTTATATAATATGAAATGTTTTTACTGTAATGCAGATGTAAGATGGAATAATGATTTTGATACAGAAGATACTTTTCCAGACTCAGAACATAATATTGTAAGTATGTATCAGTGTGACGAATGTAATACTTGGTATGAAGTATTTCACGACAAAAAGGAGAAAAAAAATGACCACTAAAGATATATTTAAGAAAGCAGCATACGACTCATTAGAAAAACAAGTAGGAGGTAAACATTATAAAAATATGAAGATACAGCCTGCTGAATTTATTAATGAAAATAGGTTGCTTTTTGCAGAGGGAAACGCTATTAAGTATATATGTAGGCACTCTCTAAAGGGGGGCATACAAGATATAGATAAGGCTATACATTATCTAGAAATGGTAAAGGAGAGAGACTACGAATGAGAAGAACTCAAATACCGCTATTTGCACCTGAAACAGAATGGGTTGCACCACACGAACTAAAAGATTTATCAGGAGCCAAAGAAGTATCTATTGACTTAGAAACTTATGATCCGGAACTAACTACATTAGGATCGGGTAATGTCATTGGTAGAGGCCATATTGCTGGCGTTGCGGTGGCCGTAGAAGGCTGGTCAGGCTATTATCCGATAGGTCATGAAGGTGGTGGAAATATGGATAAAAAACTTGTTTTAGAATGGGTCCAAGATTTAGTTAATCAAGAAAAAACTACCTTTATATTTCACAATGCAATGTATGATGTCTGCTGGTTAAGACAAGCAGGTATAAAAATTAGAGGTAAGATTGTTGATACTATGATTGCAGCGTCTTTAATAGATGAGAATAGATTGTCTTATGCATTAAATACGTTGGCTAAATTTTATGTAGGCATTGGTAAGGATGAAAAAATATTACAAGAAGCAGCTAAAAGTTATTCGGTAAATCCTAAATCAGAAATGTATAAACTTC